GTGCGAGTTGAGGCCGCATTCGCGATTGAAATAATCGGCGATCTCGCGCTCGTACTTGTCACCCTTGGCCTTGGCTCCACGTCCGCTCACCATGATTGGTCAATCCGAGTAGCCGAGGCGGGCGCGGCACTTGCTACACATGTAGAGCGTGCGCTCTCGCTCTTCGGTTGAACCGCAACTGAGGCAGGGCCGCTTCCAACGGGGCGCGTCTTCGCTCGGGAGACGCGCGTACTTTGCGCCGTCAAACTGGCGGATGCCATGTTTGTGGAGAAGGCGCTTGAGGGTGTCGATACTGACCCCCATGTGTTCGGCTTGCTCGGCATAACTCCTCCTCAACTGATTGCGCTTGAGCCACTTGAGCTGCCGTTTGGTCAGCCTGATCTCGGAAGCCATGATCGTTATCCGATCCAATCTGTTGACATCTTTTATGCGCCTTATGGCTCAGTGTCAACAAGTCTTCCGTGGCGCTTTGCCCCCAAGGGCAAAAAAGCGCCCCGCTTCAAGGCATTCAGAAATACAGCAATTCAGAAATTCAGTGTCCGTGGCCATGTAGGTAGGCGCAACCATTGGGCGAAATCCAATCGTATAAAATCCGATTTGACATGCAAAAAAAATCGGGCTAGGTTCCTCCTTCAGTAGTTGATCATGTTTAACGTGGTTTTTTTCAGTGCTCTTGTGAGCACAGAAAAAAGATACAACAGAACATCTGATCCTGAATTTCTGAACTTCTGAACTTCTGAACTTCTGAAGAGCGCGCGCGATGACAAAGATTGACCGAGCGCTCCACAACCTCCGCGATAGTGAATTGGCCGAACGCCTGCGAGAACAGGCGCGGCAGCGCAACCGAGAGAAAGACCCGGTTGCGGCTGATGCGGTCGATAAAGTCAGAGAACTTTTTGGCGAGGCCCGAGTTGTTTACCTCGGACCTCGGCGTCCACGGTCTTAAAACCCGATGGTCGCCATCGTGCGGCGGACTTCTGCGAGCGGCAGATTTAGAGTGCGCGCCACGTCCTTGTGCGGGTCGCTGTGACCAGCGGCCCGTGCTAGGGAAAATTCCCGATGCACAACCTGTCGAAGCGTCTTCATCCCGACCAGCCGCACGCTGTCGTCTGTGACGGAGTAGGCTTGCCCCATGAGCAGCGGGTGGTTGTGCTGTTCCTGTCGGTCGCGGACCTTGCCGAACGTGATGCGGCTGATGTTGCGCAGGATTTCGTCCGACCCCAGCATGCCGTTGTCGAGCAGGATCGCCTGATTGATGTCCCGCGTCTCGCCACCCGGCACGAGCGACCGCACATAGTTTTTTTCGTCGTCAATCCACAGTCCACCCATCCGTCGAGCCAGACCTTCATCCGCCACGGCGGGCTGAACGATGAGCTGGGTCTCGATGTTGGTGAGCTGATGAGCTGACCCACTCTCGATCTGGAAGCCGTCGTCTCTTGCCTTGTTGGTGTGGTGCAGCAGCACGACCGAGCAACCTAAGCGCTTCAGGCGCATGATGAGCTTATTGTAGCCCGTCCACGCCTCAGCACGGCTCTCCTCCATACCGGGAAAGTGAGAGCGCACGGTGTCGATGACGACGGTCGTGTAGCGCCCCTGCTTGACCATGGTCACGAGCTCATCCATCGCCTCGGCTCGATTGGCAAAGTCGAACGCGGTGTCCTCCCATGAGCCATCGTTGAACAACCGTGCTGGCAGAACGTGCAGGTTCTCGCCCGAGTTGGCCATGCCGCGCATCGAACGCATCCGGTCAATGATCGTGTACTCGCTATTCTCAGGGTCGAGGTAGAGCACCTTCGGCGTTTCCTGTACGAACAGCGGCCCAACAAACTCGTTGAGGTGGTCGGGGTCGCACGCTGCCATGAGTGCGCCCAAGACAAAGTTCGACTTCCCTGATCCCGAGTAACCGTTGACGAGCGTGGCAGCGCCACGTTGAAACAAGTGCTCGATGATTGGCCTTGGCGGGTCGGGCAGGGCGGCTGCGTAGTCGTCGAGGTTGGCCGCTGTGATCGCCCGAAAACGAGACGACAGCTTCGGCGTCGAGGTCTCGAAGCGGCGAGGGTTCTGACGCTGCTCCATCTCGACAATGGATTGCCACGTCCGCTCAGCCTCTTCCTTCTCGAAACCTTCGAGATGTTTGTCGGCCAGTTCGTATGCGCGAGCCTCCGCCTCTGCGAGCGTAAGGCCACTAGCGGCGCTGGCAAGGTAGCCGCATAGGCGAGCGAACGCTTGGTTGCGGCCACCCTCCCTGATCTTGCCACCCTGCTGCTCGGCAGCGTCGATGAACGCCTCGGCTGGCGTCATGGCGTGCAACGCGGCAAACCCAAGTTCGGCGGCGTCGGCTTTGTCGAAGTGTTGCAGATGACCCATGGCGAAGGCGTAACCGGGCCACACAGGCGCCTCGCTGAGATCGACGGTGCAAAGCCATCGCACGCTTCCGCTAGGTGCCACCCGCACGTACCCACCGTCCGCCTTGAAGTCGAGCCCGGAGACGCGGGGCCACGTTTTGTCACTGCGCGCTACAGCAGAGCCCACCTTATTCTTGATCGGCCCGGTGCCGGGGTGGCGGTAATAGTAATGATACCCGCGCGTGGTGCGAGCCACGACGGGCGAGGTGCATAGACCCATCGCTTTAGCAGAGTCGAGCAGGTCTTCGCTGTCGATGTCCACGACGACGTAGCCGCTGTCGGCCCCTGTTGGACTGCCCCACTCGCTGTCGGGCGCTTGCTTGGCCCATTCTTCGAGCTGGTGTTCGTCGGGCCACTCGGTTTGCCATCGCTTCCAAGCAAAGCGCGGCTGTTTCTTTTTGGTCGGATGGTCTTCAGGGTAGGTCGGAATGACCTTGATGCCCATCTCGGTCAGTTCGTTCGCGATGTCATCCCAGCTCATACGGCGGCACCTCGCTCTACGAACTTGGTCCAGTCGATCCGGGTCTTCGACCAGATCACCGTCAGATCATCCGATCCAATCCGATTTTTCTTAATCCAATAGTACACGCCAGCGCGTGTGCGTCCCGTGAGACTGGCCACGGCTCGTGCCCCACCAAGGCTGTCGATTAACTTTCTTACGTTTAGAATGGGTTGGTCGCTCATCGTTTTTTTCCGATTGGTTGTTTAAGAGGTGTTGACTATCTCAGTCTAACTCTTTAAACAAGTCCAATCTCTTCCAATCGGAAAGGACAAAAACGAGAGAGCCAATGACACTTCCAATTTTTTCGACCAAAGACATCGCCAAGCTCGAGCCGACTAAGACCCTGCTCTATGCACATCACGGTTGGGGCAAGACCACAGCGTGCATGCACTACCAAGAGCACTTCGGGCCGGGTGTTATCATTTCAGGTGAGGGCGGACTGAAATCCCTCGGCGCGAGCAACATCGACTTCATGCCGTTCTCAAGTTGGGACGGCAAGCACGACCCCGAGGCAGGCAAGCTCTCCTTCGTGGGTATCACGAAGATCATGCAGACCCCTGAGTTCAAAGAACGCGGCTACAAATGGTGTGCCATCGACAGCCTGACTGAGCTGAGTGAGCGCCTGCTGAACCACCTCGAGAAAAAACACGAGGGGAATAAGAACAAGTTCGAAATCTGGTCAGACTACAGCCGCGACATGCTCGGGGCTTTGAAGTGGATCAGAGACAAGAGCGACATGCACGTTCTCGTTACCTGTCTGGCCAAGGAAGAGTCCGATAATGACGGGCGGACCCAGTATTGGCCGCTCGTCAAAGGTAACGCTGTGGCGAAACATGTCCCCTCATTGTTCGACTACGTTTTTGCGGGGGCCAAAGAGATGGACCCCGGAAAAGATGGCACTGCTCCTCGCGTGCGTCGCCTCGTCATCACAGACGAGGTCAACGGCTTCCACGGCAAAGCGCGTGACCCGCACAATGTCCTGAAGCCAATCGAGGAATGCTCCAACATAACCACGCTGCTCGACCGCTTGAGCTCGGCAGCACAGTAGAGAGAGACTGATTGAATGAGTTTTTTTGATCTTAACGCTGAAGGCATCGAGCTTGGGGGCAGTGAGCTCCTCAAGCCGGGGATGCACAAGGTCTCCATCGAGACTGCCATGTTCGACGACGCAACCAAAATGCTGAAGATGCGGCTGAAAAACGAGAAGGGCTCAGCATTTGTGAACATGCGCTTTGACCCCGAAAAGCCCAAGCAAGTCGAGTTCAACCGGAAGCGCATGCTGATGATCGCCACGGCCTTGGATCACCCAACGCCCAAGCAATTCGCGAGCAAGGGCGTGGACTGGTACGTCGGCAAAGAGCTGGTTGTTGTGCTCAAGTCAAATGAGTACAGCGAGTTCCCCGAGCTGGCGAACGTCATGCCAGTCCAGTCGCAGGTGTCTGCCTCGGCTGCTAAGTTCGACGACGACATCCCGTTTTGATGTCAGCCCCTTGGGAAGAAGACGAGATTGCTCCATCCAAGGCTCCCCAGCCTTGGGCTGAGAGCAGCGAAACTGCTCCGGTCAAGACCTCACAGTCTTGGGCGGAGGAGGTCGTGCAGGCTATCGACACCGCCTATGAACGCAAAGACGGGGGCAAACCCCGCTCGTACATAGGCGGCTCGATGGTCGGCAAGGACTGTGATGCCAGCGTAGCCTTCGGGCTGCGCGGGTTTCCCGACAACGATTTCCCACCTCGAGTTCGACGCATCTTCCGTGACGGTCACAGGATCGAGGAAGACGTGGTCTTCGACCTGAAGAAAGCCGGGTTCCAGATTTGGGATCGTGGGACCGACGGTCGCCAGTTTGCCTACCACAGCCACGGTGGCCACGTCCGGTCGAACATCGACGGCAAGGTCGAGGGGCCAGACGGCGAGGTCTACTTGCTAGAGATCAAGTCGATGAACGACGCGAGCTGGAAGAAGTTCGTGAAGGTCGGCGTCGCCAGTAGCCACAGCCACTACGCAGACCAGTGCCAGTTTTACATGGGCGCGAGTGGCATGCGGAACGCCCTGTTCATCGCCTACAACAAGAACAACTCGGACTATCACGCTGAGATCATCGCGTTCGATCAGTTCCGATACGAGGGGTTGCTCGCCAAGGCTGAGCGCGTACTCGAGAGCGGCGACGGACGCCGCATCACAAACGATGGCCCCAACTTTTTT